ATGTCAACCCGCTGCAGTCGCAGTCGCAGCAACGCCGCTGAATGAACGCGCTGATCCGCCAGTTGCTGGAGCAGACCGGCGGGGTCTGTCCATTGCCGGACACCGACCCCGACGTCTGGCTTGCGCCAGACGGGCGGCTCGGCCGGGTGGTGGTGGTGACCGAGGCTGACTCCGCCACCGACACCCCGGTCGATTGGGCATTCGTGCCGCTGGTGACGCACTGATGCTGGTCTACTACGACGTCGGCCTGGCGATGTTCGCCCTGACCCTCATCAAGTCGGGGTCACGGACCGTGGCCTATGCCCGCCGTCTGCGCGCCAAGCACCCGTTCGCCCTGATTTATGTGGCTGTGCTGATCGCCTCCACCCTGTGGCCGCTGGTGGTCACCGGCTGGCTGCTCGGCTGGGGCCAAGATGACCAGCGTCCCTAGGCACTGGATCGTCGGCGCCTATACGCCGTCGGTCGATGGCGAACCGGTCGCTGGCACCGACCCCGACGGCATCGGCACGGTGGCGGTCGGTAGCGGCCTCGAAGGCCGCTTGTACGCCACCCTGGTCGACGCCCAGACCGCCGCCAAGCTGCTAGCGGCCGCCAACCCCGGCGGCATCTACGTGGTGTACGAGGCCGAGTGGTGGGCGCAGGTCAACCTCACCCCAGTTGCCCTGTATCCGGTCGGGCTGCAGGCGGTGATCCCATGATCGACCCGGCCGAACGGGCCGACGTTGAAATGGCAGTGCGCAAGGTTATGCTTAAGCACCTGGCCTGCCAGAATTTCCCCGCGCAGCTTGCGCCGATGCTGGCCGCGGTCAACGATATGTTGGATCATGAGTTTCCAACTTGGCGGGCACGGGTAGAGCTGGCCCCCAGCGGCGACCCGCGTCTGGCCTCCCTGTTAGTTGGACCGGTGGCATGACCAGCGTCGACATCCAGCGCCGCCTGCGCGACGGCAATAGCGACGCCAAGCGCCGCCGCCTGGGCAAGGACATGGCCTACACCTTCGAGCACGACGTGCCGGTGCCGACTGAGAGGATTCGCCAGCGCTGGCCGTTCGACCAATTAGAGGTCGCCAAGGTGAACAAGCAAGGGCAGCTGGTTGGCACCTGCCTCCGCTTCAACAAGGACTGTGCCAACACTGTGCGGGCTGCCTCTAGTGTCTACCGCAAGGCCCACCCGGGTACCAGGTTCACCATTCGCTGCGATGACGACGTCTGCCGCTGCTGGAGGATTGCCTGATGCACCATGCCCAGCAATTGGAGTTGCCCTTGGTTTATCGCTCCGACCTGCCGCATTCGCAAGTGATCAAGCGCTCGATCGCGATCGGCGGGCGCGAGACCAGCGTCAGCCTCGAAGACCCGTTCTGGGACCGGCTCAAGGCGATGGCCGCCGCTCGCGGCCTGCGCTTGTGCGACCTGGTTGCCGAGATTGACAACGCTCGCGAGCGCCGCAACCTGTCGTCGGCGCTGCGGCTGTACGTGTTGCGCCATGCCAGTGGAGGGAGCCATGGATGAGGTGGTGAACGAGGCGATGAACGAGCACGAGATCGCGGGCGACGGCCGCCCCGACGTCTACACCTACCCGCTCGACCTGCCGGGGCGCATGATCGCGCGTGACAGCAGTCGGCGGCTGCTGCGGCGCGGCCCGTACGACCGGTTGCTGCGGGCGCTGCAGCGCGAGCACGGCCAGCCCCGCTTCGACCTGGCGCTGGGCCTCAATTGATGAACGCTGACGAGTTCGCGCAGCGCTACCACGGCCTCGACGCGATGCGCGCCTACCTGGTGGAGAACCTCGACCGCGCCAGCGGCGATGAGGTGTTCGACTTCGTGGTCGCCAGCGCCGAGTTGGTGCGCGATACCGGCGGCGACATGCGCCAGTACATCGACAGCGTCTGCGACGCCTTCCCCAGCCGGGATGCCGCCGTCAAGCAGGAGCTACGCGACGCGCTGTGGACGAAATTATCGTGCTGACCCTGGCCGGCGGCAGCGCCTTGTTCATTCGCCGCGACTGCGTCATCGCCGCCCATGTGGTGGTGCCTGGCGAGGCCGACCCGCGCGCCCGGTCGCGGGTCTATCTCAGCAACGGCGCCACCCTATTCGTGCAAGAGCCGCCCGACGCCTGCGTGCTGGACGGAGACAGTTGATGGCGACGGTGTTTGAGGCGATCGAGGTGGTGCCGCGGTTGTTCACCGGCACCTACGCCAGCTGCAACGCCGCCCGCCGCTATGCCAACTGTACTTGCATCAACGTCGGCCCGACTGCTCACACTACTGACCCGCGCTGCAACTTCATCCCGCTGTGCACCGCCCCTGGCGGGTTCGTGTCGAGCCAGCAACTGGCCAAGGTGATGACGCAGATCTTCGCCACCTTCAGCCAGACCAACACCTTCGTGTTGCTGCACGGGCCGGACGGTATCAGCGCAGCGCCGCTGGGCGTGGCGCTGTACCTGCAGCAGCAGTATGCGCTGACCCTGCCGCAGGCCTATGCCTGGGTGCGCGAGAAACAACCGCAGGCGCTCGACCTGAGCGCCAAGACGCCGCCGCGCGCAGGTTGACACTATGGGAATCGACACAATTGTTATTGCCATCTTGCTGGTCTGGGTTACGTGGCTGGAGTTTCGGGTGCGGCTGCTGACCCGCGATGTTGTGGCACTGCAATGGCGCGTGGAGCGTGGCAAGTTATGACCTATGACAGTGAAGTGTACGTGCCGCTCTATGCCAAGTTCGACGTCGAGGGCAAGCTGACCGCCATCTGCTGCGTCAACCCAACGCCAGGCTCTATGCAGCGGGTCGACATCACCTTGGCGCTGATGCAGCTGTTTGACGAACGCAGTGCCGGCGACGTCCCCGTGACGACGCAGGTAGAAACCGGAGAACTCTGATGCGCACATGTTTGACCCTTGCGGCTGCGGCTGGATTGACGGCAATGTTTGTCTCGCTACCGTTGTCGCTGTCTTCATCGCCCTCTTCGTCCTGGCCGCAACTAACGGTGAGCAAGGCTGAAGCTTACGTCACCTATCGCAGAGCGCGTGTCGCCACCCGAAGAGCCTATCGCTATGGTTATTACCACGGCGCCCGCCCGTTCTATCCGGTGCGGCGGGCAGTGGTGGTGCGGCCGACGTATTACCGCTATCCCTACACCGCGCCGAACTATGCCTATCGCCACGTTTATGGTGCTCCGGCTGGCATTGGTTGGAACCGCTTCGGCCGTGGTTGGGGCTGGGGCTGGGGCCACCGCTGGGGGCGCGGGTTCGGCTGGGGCGTGCACCGCGGCTGGCGCTGGTAGGGCGTTGTACCTGCACGGTGCCGTGTGCCTGCCACCGCAGCCTCCTGGTGATCTTTGCGGCGTCAGCTGGCCCAACCAGACCGGCCACGTGTTCTGCTACCCGACCATCAATCTTGGGGGACGTTGAATGATGGACCGCCGGCACCTGCTTAGGATTGCTGCCCCTGCCGTTGCCTTGCCGATGGCCGCGAGCCTGCCAGCCGCGGCCAAGGAACAGCGCCTGGTCACCCGCGACGAGATCATGGAGGCGTTCCGGTTCTTCGACGCCATGGAGTTGCAGGCCGAGGACTTGAATCTCAGGTACCAGATCCTGGTCGACATGCTATTCGAGACCAACCCGGAGAACCTGCGCGCCAAGCTGCAGCAGCTGGTTGATAACCGCAAGGAGCGCATGGTGCTCGTCGACCGGGACACTGGGCAGGTAGCGCCGTTTGACCCGAGCATGTACGATGAGCTGGGGCAGGTGAATACGCAGCAGGAGCAGGTGGCTACGGCCAAGCTGCAGCAAGTGCTGTCCAAGCCCAAGCTGCGCACCCGTCTCGCCATCTGGTTGATTGGGTGGCGCGCCTGATGCGCGACTGGTTGGTGGGCGGTGGCTTTGCGCTGCTGGTCGTCACCGCGATCGTGTTGCTGTGGCGCAGCCCCTGAAGCTGCAGCTGCCCAACGTCACCTTGGTGGCGATCGACCACGGCGCCGCCTATGCGCTGACCCGCTGGTCGCTGGACCGCTGCCTGGCCGCCGCCGACTTCGCCGATGTCGTGATCCTGTCAGACGTCGACCTGCTGCCAGGGGCGCATTGGATCAAGACGACGGCGGACAGCCCCATCGCTGCCAACATGCTGCTGTGGTACGAGCTGCCGAAGCATCTGCTCTCGACGCACTTCCTTTATGCGCAGTGGGACAGTTGGGTCATCAACCCGGACGCATGGACCGACCAGTTCTTGGCCTACGACTACATTGGCGCGCCCTGGCCGATGAGCACGCGGCCGCCACCCCACAACGTCGGCAATGGTGGGTTTTCCCTGCGCAGCCGGGCGCTGATGGACTACGTTAGCCGTCAGCATCTGAACTTCCATCACCCGGAAGACGTCGGCTTGTGTTGCTACTACCGGGCGCTGCTGGAGCGGCAAGGATTCCGCTGGCCAGAGCCGCGGCTGGCGCACCGCTTCTCGGCAGAGATGGTGTGGCCGCATGGCGTCACGCCATTTGGGTTCCATGGCGCCTACAACTTCCCGGCCGTGATGATGCCGGAAGAGTATGAAGAAATAGCAGCGCTCGCTTCACCCTACGTGCTCGGCAGTGACATCTGGGCACACCTGCAAGGGCTGTTCGCGTATATCCGCGCTGGCCATCCAACCCCGACTTGGTGCGGCCCCTTCCAGCCCGGCTGGGACGCCTGGCTCAAGCGAGCAGCCTGATGCCGATCACCGCCACTGATATCGCCCTGGCGCGCACGTTTGCTCAGTTGATGACGTTCGCGGTGCAGACCAAGCAGCAGATGCAGAACGTGGTTACGACCTTGGGCAGTCAGCGGGTTGATGCGGACTACATCTTCCGTATCCTTGACCAGATGAACCTGTACATCACGCGCATGAACGGCTGGAAGACCACCAGCGGGCTCGATGCCTGGGCCACCTCGCAAGGCTATGCCACGACCCTGAGCGCCGACATCACCGACTCGGCCACTGCTGCTCAGGCCTGCATCGATTGGGTGGTCACTAACTTCCCGACCTCGGCGGGCGGCTATCTGCAGGCGCAGACGCTGAATGCCGACGGCTCGCGGGTGCTGCGCACCTTCACTGCGGCGCAGACCACCGGCCTGGTCACGGCGCTGAATAGCTTCATTACGACGATCAATTGATGGGGAGGCATGTAATGAGCAACGTCGAGGGCGAGCGCACCATGGCCGACCTGGCCGCCGAGATGGAAGTGGCGATGTCGGGCAAGACTCAGGCCAGCCGCCGCCTGGCCAACGAGCTGAAGCGGGAGCTGATGAACGCCCACAATCACGAGGTGATCGCCAAGCTGATCCCGGCGGTGCTGTTCCTGCTCGACCGCTACATGCTGGAGCCATGACATGCTGCCGACGTTGCAACGGATCTATGAGCTGCCGGTAGGTGGGACGATGATCGCCTACGTCGGCAACTTCGAGTATGACATCGCCCGCTGCGAGCGGGCGGCGCCGACCGACAAGGGCGCCCCCGCCTACAAGCGGCTGCTGACCGAGCTGCAGGACGGGATGCGCCAACTGGAGCACAGTGGCCGCATCCAGGTCGCCAGGGTTGAGCGCAAGGTGCAGCGCACCAGCAACAAGGGCAAGCCGCTGGAATGGCGCGACTTCGCCTATGAGGTGACGAGGTTGGCATGACCAAATTCACCGTATTGTTGTTGTTGCTGGCGGCGCCGCTGCTGTCGGGCTGCGCGACCATCGCGGTGGCCGGGGCGGGCGCTGCCGGCTACGCCGGGTTCCAGTACGAGTGGCGCAGCTGCGTCAACCGCGCCAACGGTCGCTGGGTCAGCCGCCACTGGGCCAGCCTGCACCCGCAGCTCGCCCGCTGCCTGCGCTGAGGAGGCTGCCATGATGGACGTGCGCACGATTTGCCGATTGCTCGACCGGATCGACGACAGCGTGGTCGAGTTGGAGCGCAGCTCGACCAGGGCGACGATTGAAATCACCCTGGCGCGCGCCGACCTGCCCTACCTCAAGGAGCTGGTGGCGCACGACCTGGTGACCAAGATGAAGCGCGCCAGCCATGACCGTTAAAATTAAAATGCAGGATTGGGTACGGCGCGAGTTTGATGACGACCGCGACGCGGTGGTGCGCCAGTTGACCGGAATGATCTTCTCCTGCGACCAGAATGGCCACCTGACGCTGGTGCCGGGCGACATCGGCACCCTGGTGGCGGCGGTCGACCTGCTGCAGCGGGCGCAGGCCCGCGAACGAGTACGCTGAAACCTTAACCCAGGAGGCTAACCATGTGCGACTACAGCCTGCAGCACCTCACCTCCCGCCCGGCTAAAGTTGACGACAAGCTGGTGGTCAGCAAGTTCGGCGGATCGATCAGCGTCGGCTTCGCCGAGCTGAACGGTGACGCCACTATGCCGGTGTGCGTGCTGCCCGGCACCGAGCTGGCGTTCGACGACAACATCAGCACCAGCGGCTTGCTCCTTGGCCTTGGTGAGAAGACCTTTGCCCACAAGGTAGCGCGGTTCCGTCAAATCAACACCGACAATCGGTACACCCACCACGACGCGGTCGAGTTCTCTGACGGCGAGACGCTGCTGCTGCACAGCCTCAAGGTCGGGCAGACCGCGACCGTGCTGCAGCTGCCAGCCGAGCCGAAGACTGCCGACGAGGCCAAGGCTCAGGAGCGGCTTGAGGTGGTGGCCTGATGCTACACGCGCTCGTGGTGATCGCGCTGCTGGCGCTGCCGACGGCAGCGCTGGCGGCGAAGCAGAAACAGGTGTGCCGTGACGCCAAGACTGGGCAGTTCGTCACCGCTGCCTACGCCAAGAAGTATCCGGGCCTGACCACTTGCGAGGTCAAAACCGACGTTGTCAAGCAGAAGAAGCAGGGTTAGTGATCTACCCTGATGACTTCCCCAACCCCACCGTCTACCAGCTGCGCGGCCACCACTACGCGATCGCCGACAATACCTGGTATCGGCTGTGGGGTTGGGTGCCGCACGGCGGCCGCGACGTGACGGCGGTGACCGACGCCGAGCTGATTGCGCAGTTGGACCACCACGCCCGCGAGTGGCCGAGCGGTGGTCAAGATCAATGACCGCCAAGAAAAACCTGCCAAGCCTACCTACATTCTTCAAGGACCCGACGCCCAATCAGGTCAACGGCACTTATCGCGAGCCGCCGCCGTCCAACAAGGACGTGACCATCAACATGCTGTTCGCCCATGCCCCCGGCATCGGTATGGCCTATCAGGTCAAGAACGTGACCAACACCGTCTGGTACAAGCCCGGTGACTGGCTGACCGAGGAGGTGGTGGCGGAAATCTGCAAGATCCCGCGCTGGACCATCAACATCGAGTCGTTCGAGCTGATGAAGAAAATCTTCGAAGTGATCGGCCCCAAGATCAGCCTGATATGAAAACCCCGACCGGCCGTGTTAGCATCGTCCATACCACGATCGTGCACCTGCCGCGCCCGGGCGGCGACGGCGAGGTAGCGCTGCGGGTCGAAGCTTGCACCTCGTGGGCGCCTTCGACCGAGCGCGACGCCCTGCATTACACCGACATCTGGTGCGGTAACCGCAAGTTGACGGTGGCCCTGCCATTCGCCGAGGTCGACGATCTTCTTCTGGGCCAGACTCTCGGCGACCAACCCCCATCCCCCTAAAGAGGAGCCTAGCATGGCCCACGTTATCCACGTCACTGGTGAAGACGGCCGCGAATACAGTGTCGTCGTCGACAACATCGCCAGCATCGAATACGAGCCCGGCGAACCCGGCGAGCCCCCGGTCGAGGAGCAACCCGAGGTCAAGGACGACCCGGGCGAAGAGCCGAACTACAACAACCCGCAGGGCCGACCGCCGAAGAAGGGCCACCCCAAGATCGAGGCCAAGGACGCTAAGGAAGGCACCCCGGACAAGGCCCACATCAAACTGGTCGGCGGTGAAATCCTCAGCGTCCTGGCCAGCGCCAAGACGTTGAAGGACTCGCTCGGCTAATGGCGACGCATTCCCTCCACCCGGAGTCTCGCCCGGGTGGGCGTCGTCGCGGCGGCGGGCCGAGCCCCCGCACACGCCCGCCGCCCACCCTTTGAGGCCCGCTGATGCCCGGTAAAGTCGTGCGTATGCCGCTCGCGGATAGCTTCCGCAATTTTTTAGCGGGCTTCAACGTCTACGGCCGCGATAAGGCGCTGCACCAGGAACCGTTCCTCACTATCCTCAACCCGGAGCAACTGACCAACCTCTATCGCGGCGATTGGATGGCGCGCAAGATCGTTGACATCCCGGCGTTCGACGCCTGCCGCGCCTGGCGGCAGTGGCAGGCCGACACCGACCAGATCGAGCAGTTGGAGGACGAAGAGCGCAAGTTCGGCTTGCAGCGCAAGCTGATGTTTGCGTTGACCCGGGCGCGGCTGTTCGGCGGCGCCTGCCTGATCCTCGGTGTCTCCGGCACCGGCGACTTCCACACCGAGCTGAACCTGGAGGACGTCAACAAGGGTAGCCTCAAGTTCGTGCACGTGGTCGAGCGCTGGATGATCGCCGCTGGCCAGCGGGTGACCGACATCACCAGCCCCTGGTATGGCGAGCCAACCTATTACCAGCGCAGCAATAACCCGATCCTGGGGGCGCCCGGCGAGGTTGACCCGCCGCCGAAGAGCCCGTTCCCAACGGCGGAGCAGGCGGGGACGTTCCTGATTCACCCGTCGCGGGTGATCCGCCTGATCGGCGCCGATTACCCCGACATCGAGACCGCTCCCGACGTCTGGGGCGATTCGGTGCTGCAGCCGGTGTATGACACCCTCAAGAACGCGGGCCTGGTGAACTCGGCGCTGGGCGCCATGATCAGCGAGGCCAAGCTCGACATCGTGTCGATTGCTGGCCTCACCGAGATGATGGCGACCACCGAGGGCACCAACCAATTGATTGGCCGCTTTTCCAACTCCAACGTCGCCAAGTCGGTGGTGAATACCCTGCTGCTGGACAAGGACACCGAGGAGTGGAACTGCCGTAAGCTGGAATTGTCCAACCTCGACCGGGTGATGCAGGCGTTTCACTTCATCTGTGCCGGTGCGGCCGACATCCCGGCGACCCGGCTGTTCGGCCGCGAGCCGACCGGGCTCAATTCCACCGGCGAGTCGGACATCAGAAATTACTACGACCGAATCAGCTCGGACCAGAAGGTGCGGCTGACGCCGCTGCTGAGCCCGCTCGACGAGGTGCTGATCCGCCATACCTTCGGCGACCGCGACCCCGACATCCACTACAACTGGGCGCCGCTGTGGCAGATGAGCGATACCGAGAAGGCCGACATCAACTTCAAGCTGGCGCAGGCGCACAACATCGACGTCCAGGCTGGCCTGATCAATCCCGACGTGCTGCGCATCGCCCGCGAGAACTACCTGATCGAGGACGGGTTCCTCTATCCGGGTATGGAGGGGGCGCTGGATGAGGGCGATAAAGCTGGCGATTTCGACGTCGAGCAATACCAGCAGCAGCAGCTAATGCCGATGCAGATGCCCGGCGGCGCCGCCAAGCCGGGCGGGCCAGCTAAGCCGGGGCAGCAGCCAATGCCGCCGCCGGGTGGCCCGGCCAAACCGGGCGGCGGCGCGCCCAAGCCCGGCGGTGGCGGCTTTGGCAAGCCGACTAAAGCAAGCTGAAATCGTCGTCCGCGACGCGCGGACCCCGAGCGATCCGACGGGGACCAGCGGTATTCGCCGTGCCTGGGGAGCGGCGGCCAAAATGCGTTTGCGTGCGGTGCGGTCGTCGTTGCGGCACGCAATTATGGAGGTCGACGTTCTCGGCCTCACCACGGCCTCTCCGGTGGTCGTCCATAGCGGCGGCGTGCGTCAGGACGTCTGGCGTCACGTCGTCGAAAACGCGCTCCGGCGCCAATTACAGGGCGCCTGGGCCACACCCTACATCCTGCGCGCTTGGCGCAAGGGCGAAGCCGACGCCGATGGCCTCCCCGGTTCTCTGTCTTCGGGGCATTTGGAGACCTTGCTCGGCCACGAATTGGATGGAATCGTCGCCGCCATCGTCGCGGCGCTGGCGCGGTTGGGCGTCCGCCACTTCACCAGTAAGGCAGCGGCCTGGGCGGCGATCGCCGCGGTGTTCGACGCAGAGGTGAATAAGCGCGTCCCCGCTCTGGTCAGCACCATGACGGTGCAATCTTACAATAGGGGCAAGGTCGAGACTTATCGCACCCGTGGGGTCGAGCGGGTCGGCATCCTACCCGAGGAACGGCCGGAGCGGCTGCCGCCCGAGCTATCGACGGGCACTCGGGCGGAGCTAGCAGCGGGTGCGGTGATCGCCGCACACGCGCTGTTCCCGGGCGAGCGCACCGGCTGGATCAAGAACGAAGAGACCGGGGAGTGGGAATTCAAGCGCCCCAAGCGCGCCGAGCGGGCGCTGCGGCGGGCCTTTCCTGAGGAAGGCCAGCAGGTTGGGGTGCAGACTGCTGAAGATGATCGCGTTTGCGATTCCTGCGACGCCATCGCGGCCGATAGTCCCTACGGTTTGGACCAGGCGATGGACCTGCTGCCGGCGCACATCGGCTGCCGCTGCAGCATCGTCGAATGGACCGAGGACGACGAGGAGGACGTGGCCGACGCCGAGCCGCCGCACATCCGCGACGCCGCGGTGCAGCCGGTCTACGACTATAGCCCCGACGAACCGCGCGACCCCTACGGCAAATGGACGGTCGGCGGCGGTGGCCTCGGGTTGCCGCGCGAAGAGGACGACCCAACCAAGAAAAAGGATTGGGCCAAGAACGTCCGCAAGACCCTGCACCAGCAGATCGAGCTGGCGCTGACGGTCGGCGGCGGCGCCCTCGGCACCAGCCTGGGTGGCATCATCGGCGGCATCATCGGCTCGACCGTCGGCGCCATCGGTGGCAAGCAGGTGACCAAGCTGCTGAGCATCCTGGAGCGGCGCGACTACACCCACCAGCAGGCAGTGCACGCGGTCGCCAAGGAGTTAGGGGTGGCGCTGGATGCCGCCCTGACCGACGCCCAGCTCGAAGACCGCTACCAAGCCGTGCGCGTCGTGCTGATGGACGCCAAGGCGGTGTTCGACGCCTTCGACGCCTTCAACCCCGACCAGCCGCGCGACCCGCATGGTCAGTGGACCAGCGGCGGTGGCGCGACCTCCGCCGACGTCGGCGTCAAGGCCAGCGGCATCGAGGCGGCCGACAAGATCAAGGCGGAGTGGGCGGCGGCGACGCCGGTCGACAGCCTCGACAAGCTGATGCAGCACGGGCCGGGCGACCAGCATTCCTTGGTCGCTGCCGCGACCGAGATCCAGCAGCATACCGGCGCCGCATTCATCAACCCCGGGGTCAAGACCCGGGCGCGCACGCAGCAGAAGATTGACAGTGGGCGGGCGCCCTCAACCATCACCGACGTGGTGCGCGGCGGCTTCAAGGTGGAGACGCCGCAGCAGGCCGACGCGGTGGTGGCTGGCTTGGCCAAGCGCTTCACCGTCGCCGACGAGGGCTGGGCCAAGACCCCGGCGGGCTACTTCGACCGCAAGCTGATGCTGAAGTTTGCCAGCGGCATCGTCGGCGAGGTGCAACTCTGGCACCCGGAGATGCTGGCGGCCAAGGAGCACGGCGGCGGCCATACCCTGTACGTGGAATGGTCGAAGGCCAACCGCGCCGGCGACCGCCAACAGGCCGAGGCCCTGAACACGCAGATGCACGCGCTCTACAAGGGGGTAACCGATCACTTGCCCGCGGCGTGGTCGGGAATCGTCGGCAAGTGACCGAAGTGGCGGTCGAACGTGATCTTGGACAGCATCGTGGCCTTGGTGGCGACGTCGGCCGGGTTGGCCGCATGCCAGCGGTCGTGGTGGTAGCACCACGCGGTGCTGGCGTCGACATAGACGGTCGGCCAGCCTTCCCAGATGCCGTAGATTATCTCTGCCATTCCGGGTCGAAGTCCTCGGGCTTGACGCTGTTGGCTAGCATATAGCGCAGCACTTTGCTGGCAAGCGGCGACACCGGCTGCTCGCCCAGCGCCCAGCGTCGGGCGGTGCGCCCGTTCTGGCCGAGCAGGCGGGCGGCCTGTGGTTGGTTGAGCCCGAGCCGGTCGAGGGCGTCGCGATACTCGGCGCTGGACAGAATCGTGGTCGCGGGCTGCCGGTCGAGCGCGGCTTGCCACTGCCGGCGTTTGACCCGCACGGTCTGCCGCGGCTTGGCCCGCGCGGTTTTCTTGGTCGTTGTGGTCTTGCCCATGGGGCGCCTTCCTGTAGGTGCGGCAAAGCCCCCGCGGTGGGCGGGGGTCGCCGGGTGATTCGAACCGGGCATTATGCCCTATTTGGCATAAAACCGGTATACGGTGAACTTGCCGCTGCGGTGCCCGACGATGTGCTTGCGGGCGACGATCAGGTCGAGCGCGATGCAGCGATAGAGCAGGGCCGGGCCGATATCGTGCAGCATCAGCAGGGCCCGCTGCGTTAGCCCGGGGAACTGGCGCAGCAGGTCGATCAGGCGGTCGGCGTCATCGAGGCGTTTCAGCATTTATTTGGCGTCCACCTTGACGGCTTCGACAAAGGCGCGCCGCGCCTCGACCAGTCCGACCTCCAACGAGTCGCCCGGCTGGCGGGCGTTGTCGTAGGCGAGCTTGCTGGCCACCCAGCGCTTGAGCAGGTCCTGGCCGACCTCGGGTACGCCCTCGCCGTACGTGTCGGCCCAGGCCTTGGCCTCGGCGCCGGTCGAGTACTCGCCCAGCGATGTCCATTTGACGTGGCCCTCATCGTTGAGGACCATGCAGGCGCCGAACTTGGCGTAGGTCGAGGCCTTGGGCTTGTTCCAAACGAGGCCCGCCTTCTTCGGGTTGCTGGTCTGCGACATCAGCCGGAAGCCATGCTTCGGCTTGTAGTCGAGCCAGTAGCGGATCTTGCAGCGCAGCCGGAAGCCGTACGGGTAGTCTTCGACGACGTAGGCGGTTTCCGGGGAGACGTGGCCTTTAAGGATTTGCATGGTTTCGGTTCCTGTTTTCATATCCAGAATATAGGGCTAAATGTCCAATAGGGCAAGTGGCCCTATTGTCGCAGCGGTAAAAGGTTGGGCCCAGCGCCACCGGATGGGGCGTGCGATAGCGCCGGGCCCTGGCCCCGGCCGGGGGTTAGAGCACTTTCAGCAGCGCCGCCTTTTCCGCCAGCCACAGCTTGGCGAAGTCTTTCGGGGCGACGGTCTCGATGTCGCTGGCATTGTCGGCGATGTCCGCCCGCTTAATGCGCTTGGCACGCGCCGACACCGTTGCCAGCCGGGCGCATTCCAGCTCTTTTCGCGCCCTGCGGTTGAGCTGCGGATAGGCCTCGGGGGTGTAGACGTCGGTCAGCTCGACCACCACGTTGGCGACCTCGGGGCCGAACTCGGCCACCAGGTGTTCGTAGGTGGCGGCGGTATCCTCCAGGGTGTCGTGCAGGTAGGCGGCGGCGCGGGTGACTTCGTCGCTGTGCACCAGCCGCGCGGCCACGCCGGCGACGTGGCTGAAGTAGGGCACGCCGGTCCACTTGCGGGTCTGCCCGGCATGCGCGGCGGCGGCAAACCGCGCCGCGCGCTCGACTAGACCGGGTTTCATTTGAGTTTCGCCTTGGTTTCCTCGTAGGTGCCGATCACCATATATTCGGCGCCGCTTTGTAGCTGGATGAAGGTCATGTCGGGGGTTGTTGGCAGCGCTTCAACCACCGTAATGAAAGCGGGGTTGATCATGATTTTCCGGCTGCCCTGATCGAACTCGATTAGCTTCGTTGCCATTTTTCACTCCTTTGGCTCGGGTTGGTTCTACTGGAAGGGCCGTAGCCCCTCGGGTTGAACCACCTTTTCTGCCCCGGCTGGTTTAGGCACAGGGCGCTCACGTGGACGTTTGACGCGGAACAAGAGGTCGACATAGGACCCGGGCATTATTTGACTCCGGCTATCGCCTTCAACTCAGCCTTTACCCGCTTGGCGGTCTCGCCGCGCCAGGTGCTGGCGTTCGACAAGAAGTAGAGCACCACCGACTTGGCGCTGTCGGCGCCGTAGTTCTCGCTGATGTTGCCGAGGCTCGACATCGCCTCCAGGTAGGGCACCGCGCCGAAGTAGGGCTTCTTCCAATCCTTGCGGATCTCGCGGGCGATTTCGTAGAGCGGTCTCATTTCGTGTTCCTTTCTTCTTACAGGGTTAATATAGGGCCAAATGTCCAATAGGGCAAGAGGCCCTATTGTCGCATCGGTAGTCTCGGGCCGGTGCCGGTGGTCGGGGTGCGGCCGGTGTACGGCCGCAGCACCCAATAGCTGAAATACAGCGGGACCAGCATGATGGCGTAGGGCACGAAGAACGTCAGCAGGGTCAGCTTGAACAGCACCGAAGCGCGCATGGTTAGTCCATATAGCCGTTGGGGTAGCAGGTATTGGGGTGGTCGCGGCAGGAGCTGCACGGCTCGCTGTGCACCCGGTCCTTGCTGACCTTCTTGGTGCGGCCGTTATGACGGTCGCTGTAAACGTAAAACTTGGGGGTCTCCTTGAGCACGCTGCCGAGCGTGATGCAGGGACCGGCGGGGGAGAATCGACGAATGTTCATGATGTTGGTCCTTTCCTAGAACTGCTTCCGACTGGCCCGCGCGTCCCAAAGCGTGTCGCGGTCATCGGTCCTTCGACCGTGCCAAATGCCGCGGCGTCTCGCCGAGCCATTCGGAAGCAACCCTCTCTCTTACACAGCCAATATAGGGCCAAATGTCCGATAGGGCAACTGGCCCTATTGCCGCACACACTGGGCTACCGCCCTACTGCCATACCGCAGGAGAATAGCTGTGCCGCTCACGAAGAAAGGCCGCAAAGTCAAGCGCGCCATGGTCAAGAAGTACGGCGCCAAGAAAGGCGCCGAAGTCTTCTACGCCTCGATCAACGCCGGCAAGATCACCGGCGCCCACAAGACCGACGCCCGCCGTGGCCGCAAGAAGGTGACCCAGCGCGATCCGTTCGGCCGCGAGCTATCGAGCTACGAGGAAGAGACTTACAACGACGCCGCTGTCGGCGACGCCCGCAGCTCGTCGTCGGCGCACCGGGCCTTGATGGAAGAGCTGAAGCGGCCGCGCAACGGCGCCGCCTGGAAGGACCCGGAGAACGCCGAGGCCGTATCCGCCTACGAG